GGAATAATCAAAGCATGAACGACAGATGCGCTCGTTCTTGAATCTCTTCGGCGCATTGACGATTGAATGATAGGGCAATTCTTCCTCACACCATGCGCACGAAGGCACGAACCAAGAAGGCGGCGTGCGCTTCGTCCATTCAGCGAAGCGTGCCTTATCTCGATTGTAAAACGCACGGTATGCGCCAACGCTGGTGAAGTTATCGCTCAACAGGTCAAGGTTGAGTCCCTTCGACTGATTGAGCGCACGGGGGAACGGTGTGCGCTGACCTGCGGGCATAAACTCCGAGAACGCAATACTCGACCAAAGCGCCTTTAATTGTGCGGCGCTGGCGTGTGCCTTCCCAAAGACTCGTTCATATTCTGCGCAGATTTTTTCTGCGTGGCTGAACGCCCAAAAGAAGTTAGAGGTGCATTCCTGCGTCCACAGGACGACGGGGTGATGGGGATAGCCGCCTTTGTGCGGCGTTCCCTTGGCGGTGAGAGGCATAGCCTCCGGCGGTGCGCCTCGATTGAGCAACGCTTGAACGATGATTTGAACCTGCTCTTTGGCTTGACTGCGCAGGTGTTTGTCGCATAGGTTGAGCGCCGCCTGTTGAGGGCATTCATCAGTGAAGAAGGTGTTCACCATGCGCTCGCCTCCTCGTCCGTGCAGGTGTCGCATTCGCAATCGTCTGCGCTCGCGTCGTGGTCGCAGTCCGAGCATAAATCTTCGTCGGCCAATGCTCCGCAGGCTTCACACGCTCGACAGTCGCAATTCTCTTCTGTCTCTTCGCATTCGTTGCAGATTTCTGCGCAGTCAATCCAGCGCAGAATGATAGCCTCGCCGCTTCGTGCGTGCGTGCCTTCGACTTCGCCGCCGCAGGTGTCGCATTCGCCTGATACCTCAAACAATTGACCGTCCCACCAAAGGGACGGGTCTGCGCCGTCATGGTCGCACACTTTGCCTTCAAATGCTCGCTTAGGGTTCTCTCCGTTTGTCATGGTTCTCTCTCCTGTGGTCGTGCTACGGGACTTCTCGTCTTAAGGTCGTCGGTCGTTTGGATTCAGAACGGCTTCGCGGTCATGTGTTGAGCGAGCGCCCTCAATTCGTTATCCCGCCACCATTGGCGGTAGCGTATTTCATCAGCGAGGGATGCGAGGGCTTGGTCGTCCTCACTGTGGGCGGGTATGGGAATCGGTGTGTCGTTGAGCGTTTGAATGAATTGGCGTTGCAGGGCATCGGCTATTGCGCACGATTGCAGGAATAACTCGGAGAGCGTTTCGACCTTTGCGAACCATTCAGGGAACAATTTTCTGCGCTCTCGGCCTTTTTGCGTGTAGTCGTCGGCAAGTGCGCCATGCGCAGATGCGAGGGCTTTGCTCAACATCATTTGATTGGCGAGCATCGCTTTCGGTGCGCTCGGCATTTTGTGCTTCTCTTCTTCGGTTCTCGGTCTGCGTTGCATGACATCACCCACCAGCCACGAAGCCTTAAACCCATCGTGGGTTGAAGGTCGTCATTGAGCATTCTTCGTTCTCGCAGGCGTAGTGGCGCGGTGCGTCGTAGCGCGTGAACGGCGAGCGCCCAAAGGAAACATCAACCCTCTTTGCGCATTTGTTGCATCGAGGACATCGGGTGCGGGTGCTTTTGCGCATACCCCACTTCATGCGCTCGCCTCCGCATCAAACACATGACGACGCACTGCGCCAGCAAGACGCAGGCTCTCCATGCCGGGGTTTGGTGCGCCGAATCGAAGCATCAAGGCGATAGGATGACAGGCATCGCACACACGCCCTTCAAGCGGTCGTGCGTTGTGGCCGTCCGTCCAGCACACCTTCCCCGTTTCGGGGTGATGGTGCGGGTGAACGGGCAGGTCGCACAGGATGCAATCAGGAACGGCGCTCATTCGCTCGCCCCCAACACAACCATAACGGGGATGTGGATGCCCCACTTCCCTGCTATCCCCGGCTCGTCCGAACATCGGGATGAGCCGCATGATAGGTGTTTATCTATGAAAGAGCGAACCGCTTCATCGGCAACGGTGAGAGCCGCCGCCACACCTGCGCCACAGTCGGGGCAGGTCATGCGCAGATGTGCGTGAGGTATCACTTTGGGAACGGCGCTCATCGTTCAAGCCACCTCGCTAAACGGGTCGTCGTCGTTGTCGTCGCCGTCAATGTCAAATTCGGGCGAAAGGGTGTTCTCGTCCACCATGCGCTGAAGCACATCGTCCACTTGACCGGAGGCTTCGCTCGCACGGCCTCCGAGGACTTCAACGAAACCATCAATCCAGCCCGACCATGCAGGCGGCAGGATGGCGGTGTTGAGAAGCGTTCCCTGCGCTTGCTCGATGCCCATGTCAATGCGCTCAACGGTGCGAGCGGCGCAATTCTCATGTAAGACTTGCAGAACGAAGTTAGCGCGTGCTTTGCTCAGATTGTCGGGGTCGTCAGACCACGGCGAGAGAGCGATGCCCTCCATATCAGCCGTCCCGTTCACCCACGCAATCGCACTGCGCAGGTCGTCGTCGCAGGTTTGCTTGAGCGAATCTATGTTTCCTTGAATGTGCGCAGACAATTCGCAGACCATAGCAAAACCTGCGCAGACCGACCACGCATCATAGCCTTCGACTTTCAGATGCTCGACGGCCTCGGCGTTGAGTCGGTTGAGCGTGTGCGCCGCCTCATGCGTGAGGTGCTTGAAGGCGGTCATGCCTTGCGCAGTGGTCGCGCCTTTGTCGGGGTTCATGTTGATGCGCCAACCGAAGAACAAGGCGTGATAGAAGCGCACCGCTTCGTTCATATCGTCCACGGTCAGGTCGACCAATGCCTCAAGCGTTTCCTCGCCCTCTTCGCCGTCTGTGTCGTAGTCGGGAAGGTGCGAATGGTTGGTGTATGTCGTCGGCACGAAGTCGTCATGCGCAGAAGCACGGCGGAATACGCCGCCTTCGACCATGAGGTTCATTCGCCACGCATCAACCTCTTCCTGCGTTGCGTCGTCCTGTTCAGGGTCATACCGCACATGAATGATACAGTCGCCCACGATGGGATAAGGCGCAGTGAATGCGTTTCCGAAGCACGCAGTCGTTGCGAGAATGTTGGGTTGAGGTTCTGCGACGAGTCGCCCTTCTTCGTGGGCGATGACATCAACGATTTGCGCAAAGCGCACGCCGTCCGAGAGGGTTGGCATGGGAATCGGTTCGTTGTGCGTCACGGGCGCATATTCTATGAGGCCACCAACGGCCTTCTGCTTCTGCGCAAGGGTCGGTTCATCCTCCCAAAATTGGGAGGGTATCGGGCTTTCTGTGTTAAACAAAATCCATAGGTCTTTCATTGGTTCATCTCCTTCATGGCTTCCTCCACTGCGGCACGAATGTCGTCGTCCGTGTGCGTGATGCGCTGGTGTGTGCGCAGTGCGGGGAATGCGTTGCTCGCCTTGCGGTGCGTGATGCGGCGCTTAGGCGGGGTCTGTGCGATGACTTTAGGCTCACTGCGCACGAATCGGGCGCTGGCCTCGCTGGTCGTCATCTTGATGAGAATGTGTCCGGTGGCGCAGGTGAAAAATCCTTTTGCGCCTTTCATGTCCCGACCACATGCGGGGCAGATGCCCGATAGTGCGGGAGTCTTGAGCGTCATGCGCACATCGGAAGCGCCGCCATCGGGACGGCGGCAAATCAGATGAGCAACGGTTTGGCCGCTCATGGTGTTCAGTCTTAGGGGTTCGTAGCCTTCGGGGATATTCATTTTTTGTTCCTCCTATCCAATGCGATTAAGTCGGGTGATATAAACATTAGGTTGGTTCGGCCCCGATTCAGTCCGTTTTGCAGGGCTTCAAGAATCGATACCTCTTCTTCGCCGCTTTGATGTGCGGCCTGCGTCCACTTGCGCAGGGACTCCCACGCCTCGCCGCCCGTGTTTTCAGGCGTTGCACGCATGAGCCAAAGGGATGCGCAGGCTTGAACGGTGTCGAGGACTGCGCTCATTCCTCATCACCGTCCTTCTGCGCAGGTGCAGGCTTACGCACCCAAAGCGCACCGTCGCCGTTGAGCAGACTGATGCAATCAATGCTCTCATGTGCGAGCGTGTGATAGCGCCCTATGCGCCCATCGGGAAGGCGCACAATCTCCGACCGAATCACGACGCACCAAGCGCCGCCCAATTCGTCGGGGAGTCGAACCGTATCGTATTCGGTGGTTGGCGCAAACACGCCGTCGCCCAAGCGCACTGCGCCTGAACCGTCATCCCAACCTGCGGCGTTGCCGAAGGAGTCAGTGCGCTCGCCTTCGCGCTCCCATTCGCCTGCGTCGTTGCGGAACCACTGCGTCACTCAGCAATCCCTCCATTCGCCCATGATGCGCACCTGCTCAAATGCTATGCAACTCTTGCCCTCGTTGAGAGGGTCGTCAATCTCGGCCTCTGCTTCGAGCCATGCGAGGTCGATGCTTCCGTAGTCTGCGCAATCGTAATAGGTCAGGTTGTCCTCCGACCAGCGCACAACGATGCGCCGCTCTTCGGGCTTCTCGTGGGGGCATTCGCTCCATGTGCAGTGTCCACCCACATGATGCGTCCATGCGCAGTCTTGCTCAGGCGTGAGCAGACCGAGCAGGAAGGTGATGTTCTCAGGCGTGCCGACTGCGCTCATTGTGAAGCCTCCTGTTCGGTGAGGAAGTCGAGGGCGGCGACGGCCATGCACTGAAATGCGCTCTCAGTCAGGCGTTGCATCATGGACATGACTTCATCGGCTTCTGCGTAGCCGCTTCGGGTCTTGGGCGGGGTGCTGTCGTGCGCATAGCGCCACATGGTAAAGTCGGCCCAACGCAGTGAGTCAAGGTAATACGGTCGGCTGTCAATCCAATGGTGGGCAAGGTTGCGAGCGTGGGCGGCGGTGCGCACTTCGCCGGTTCGGAAGTCGGTGCGGAGGTGCGCCATCATTTGAAGGAAATCGTTCCTCACTTGGGGGAGGCTTGGATAGGCCAGCCCCACGGCCTCCACAACCTTGCAGGCCATGATAATAGTCTCGTCGTCGTGCTTCTCAAATTTGTTTTCGGTGTTCATTTTGTTTCACTCCTTGTCAGCCCCACCTCGTCAGACGATATAAACACATCGTCGGTTCTCGGTGGGAAAGGGACTTCTTCGGGGGTCAAGGGCAGACCCACCCCCGCATAATGCGTGAGCGCATCATAGCGCACGCTCCACGGGTGCGCACTGCGCTTCGTATGCTCGTCGAAGGCGTGGGAAATGTGCGCATGAACCTGCTCAGGCATCCAGTCGTTCACCCGTCCGAGGTGGCGAATGACTCGCATGTGCGCACCTGTGGCGAAGGCTCGCCCCGTGTGCTTGACCCGGTGGCATTCAGGGCAGAGCGCAACGACACCCGTAAGCGTCTGCGTGTGCGTGGAATCGCAAAATGTCCACACCTCATGCGCCTCAAGGTCGTGTTTGCGCCCTTGGTTCGTGCCGACATCGCCGCAGACCTCGCAGACACCACCCGCTTGCGCATACACGAAGCGGCGCAACCTGTCCCACTGCGAGCGGGTCAGCAGACTGCGCAGATTTTTGCCCCAAGTCGAACGGGGGATTAACTCGCAGGTGAGCGTCAAACGGACCCCTCCTTATTCCAGCCACGGGATTCAGCCCGATAGAAAATAGCGCACTCAAGGCACACCTTGAGGCCGAGGTTGGGATGCGTTTCGCATTCGTGCTTCGTGTGCCGCTTCAATTGGCGCTCTTCGCAGGTGTCGCAGTCCCACCCCTGCGCACGCTGACAGTGCGAGCAATAACGAGCATCGCAACCAGCGCATGCCGTCATGCGTCCACCTCCCCAATCCAAGAACAACCATTATTCATCAAAAAGTGAATCTCGCCGTTGGGCTGAACGGCGACATGATAACCATGCTGTGCGCCGTAGCACTGAACGCAAATTGAACCCTCGCCCCCATGTTCGGGGTTGGCTGTTTGCGCAGTCGTATATTTGGGGTTTGCACGGCTGAACGCTTCGTCGCACCATGCGCACCAACACGGCTCCGCATTGATGCGCTCAAGGAGGGCTTGATGGTAGGGGCAGTGCGTGCCGCCTCCTGCATCGTTTCGGCATCCTTCATATTGACAAGTGTTGCCCATCACTTGCACCTCCACACTTCGGAACCTTGGATGTTGCGCGCCCACACACGATGCTCGGCGCATCGGTATTCTTGCCATTCAACACGACCCCGAACCTCATAGCCTGAGAGAACGATGTCGTCATGTGCGCCGCACCTATGCACTGCGCAACACCGACCTGCGCCGATGCTGTCCTGCCGCACGATGAAGTCGAGGCAGTCCTTGCAGATGCTCGCCTGCGCATACGGGGCGGGAGCGGGGAAGCGCGCCACATGGGGAAGGCTTCGCTGGTCGCACCAACCGCAGAAAATGAAGTCCGTCATCACTGCGCACCCCCCACATCGCCAAAGCACGCACGGCAAATGAGCATAGGAGTCCCGAATTGCGCAGGACTGAGAACCATGTCGGATTTGTTTCCTTCGTCGTCGCACCATGCGCAACATGCTCGCACAGGCATGAAGTGCGAGGTGTTCTTGGGCTTGGGGCGCTCAGGTGCAGGCACGGGGTCGCTTGGGCGTGGTTGCGCAGGCTTCGGCGTGGTCGGGATTCCTGTCGGCTTGGTCGGTGGTTTGTCGTTCACGAAGTCCATCTCGCCCGCGTCTATGCGCTTGAATACGAGCCATGTGCCTTCCATGCGCTTGACCCAGTAGCCTGCGGCCTTGATTTCAGGCTTCTGCTTCTTCCACTGCGTCCAAAAGTCCTCGTTGGCGTTGGCCCACCAATGGGTGCGGCGCTTGTTCATTTTGAAATCTGCGCCGAATGCGCTCATCGTCGCATAGATGGGGCGGGGTTCGCTATGGTGCTGAATCTCGACGGTGTAGTGCTTGCGTAATTCACGCTCTTCAATCCACTTCTCGGCGTTCTCCATCGCATCGCTCAAGTCAAAGGCGAGGTTTTGCTGATAGCGGCAGGTGTGCAGTCGGCCACCAAAGGGGTGCGGTTCAATGCGCTCAACATAGAGCGTATAGAATTGGGTCTTTGCCCCGGTTCGGCAGATGTGCAGGATGGCTTTTTTCTCGTCGGTCATGCTCAAGCCCATGCAGACACATGATATAAACATAAGGCAGAAAATGGCCGATTTTTGCCGATTTTTGGGGGGTCGCTGGTCGGCGGGAGGTCAAAAAATCTATGGGAAAAAGTCGGCTTAATAGGGGAGGCTGGTCGGCTCGGTTCGGCTCGGCAGGTTTTGCGCAGAAAGGTCGGCCTTCGGCGGTGGGCGCATGGTGCGCTCGCCCCCCGTGCGGCGTGCGGCGCGTGCGGCGTGCGCAATTGCATAGGGATGGGAGGCCGATAGGCTCGCAGTGCATCGTTTTGGGGGTTGCGCCGTGGGGATAGAACCCCGGCAAATGCGGCGCAGTGCGTCGTTTTCGACATGAAAAAAGCGCCCCGTTGGGCCATGTTTGGGCTGAATCGGCACGGGGCGCACACCGATTCTCAAGCCGTTTCGTTTGTCTGTTTCGGTCCTCCTATGCTTCGCAGTGTTGCGTTTTTGGTGTCCTCAAAGGTATTCCTTGAGCGCCTCGGTCACGACTTCAACGGCTTGCCCGATGACCTGCGCCGTGTGGTTTGTTCGTGGCACTAAGCGCATGAAAATCACATCATCAACGCCCATAATGGCCTTCATTTCCTCGACCATGTTGTCATCAATCTCACGGGCAGAACCGAGGCCACTGCTCACCGTTTCGGGGTCAAGTGCGCAGATACCCGAGAACCAAAGCGACCGGAACGCCCACGCGCTCATTCCATTGACTACCTCAGTTGGGCGCAGTGTGTCTTTTGCATCCTTCAAGCGAACCAATTGAAGCGAATGTTCCGCATTGTTGTGGTGGCTATGCATGCCGCATTCGTAAGCCAAGATTTCAACATTGAAACCCCGGCGGCTCAGGAAGTCGGCGGCGATGGTTGAAGCGATGCCCATAACGCGCAGTGCCTCGGCATCAATTCGCCAATTCGCAGTGATAGGCACGGCGAGGCTGATGACCTTCGCAGGGCGGCGCACACGGCGGCGGCGGCTCATCCAATCGGTCCGGCCTTCAAACAGGCGGTCCATGCTCATGCTTCCGGGTTTGTCCGACCAAATGCGGTGCGTTTCGTTGAATTGGCGCATGGCCTGCGGCAGTGCCTCGGTCATTTTCTGCGTCATTTTGTCATCAAAGGTCGGCGCAACCGTCGCCAATTCAGCGCACAAGTCGCCTATGGTTTTGTCTCGCAGTCGCTCGATTTCTTCCGGTGGGAAGCGCAGTTTTGAGGGGTATTTTCGCATGACTGCGCCAACGGTGTCATCAAGAGCATGGCTTTGCGCTGTATGATTTCCGGCTTTCAGTGCGTCGTTTGAAGCACTGAGCCAAGCGCCAAAAGAGCGCATGGTGTCGCAGAAAACGACATTTCCGGCGGCGGGGGTATCAACCCGAACCACACCGGGAACCGGTGATGGGTGGTAGTTGAAGCGTCCATTTTTCGTGTTCATCTTCTCGTCCTCCTTGCTTTTGGTGTTGCGTTTTTGCACAGAATCGGGAGAGCGCCGAGGCCGTCCGTCATTCTCTGCGCAGAACGCTTCAAGCGGCTCCTCCGGTGTCGGTGTTGGTGTTGATGTCGGCGTTGAAGGATTGAAGCGAAAACGACGCACTGCGCACCTTCTCCGCCGCCTTGCGAGCCTTCGCAGGCATTGGCGCAAGGCCGCTCATGTCGGCATCATCAGGCAACGGAACGCGCTCATCAAAGCCGAGCAGTGCGGCGTTTTCTGCGCCGAATTGAAACACGGTTTCGCTGAGGGCGTAGTCCTTCCCGAAGTCTTGAGCGAGCGACTCGGCGTTCATCATCACCCGGTAGGAAAAGACGACACGGCGTGCCCTTCGCTCTTTGCTGAGAATGCGCAGAGCGCGCACATCATCGGCAATCGTTGGAGCGAGAGCGTCCTCAATGGCGGGGTCAAAGTCCACATCAACGAACCCGGCGGCGAAGCGGTCAAGCGAAGCCAATGACTGCGCATGACTTGCCGTGAAATCCTCGTTTGCGCCGTTGCCTCGGGTGTTGGCCGTGGCGATAACGACGCATCGGGGGTGACGGTAATGCCGCACGCCGTCCGGGTCAATGATGAACCCGTTGGCGAGCATCGCATTCAGCGCACTGAATGACGGCGGGGCGAGGGTGTCGATTTCGTCAAAAACAAGGATTCCGGGCGAGCAAAACGACTTCATCACGGCCCCGGCGAAGAAGCGCCAAGCACCCGATGGCGTGCCGCTTCCGTCGTCGAAAAACGCAGGACTCAAGCGGCCCATCAGGTCGGAGGGTTGCTTCTCCTCGTTGCATGACTCCACATGGCACACGGCTTGCTTTTCCATGCCCTTGAAGAACCCGATTTTGAGCAATCGCTTGAATATGCCCTCGCTCATGTAGGTTTTGCCCGTTCCGGGGTCGCCTACAAGCATGATATTTTGAGCGCGGTTGCGCTTGCTCAGTGCGCTGATTTTGGCGAGAATCTCCCTCTCTTGACGGTGGATGATTTCGCCTTCATCGGCGGCGGGAACGGCGGGGCCGTCGTCCGTTTTGATGTGGAGGATGACCGGCGCATTGATTTCTTTCAAGCGTTGTTCAACGGCTTCCAGTGCCTCGGTTTTGGCTTCATCCGTCGCCTTCTCAATGTGCTGGAAGATGCTCGTTTGAGCGGCGGTCATGCCGTCCTTGAAAGCACGGGTTTCTTCGTCCACGATTCGGCGCACTGCGGCTTCATCAACTGCGCCGGAGGACATCGCTTGAGCAAGGAGGGCGGCGATTTGCGCCGGGACACCCTCGGCGGCGGGAATCGCGGCGGGTTCATCGCTTGATGGCGTTCCGTGCGGCGTTTCTGCGTGCGCAGAACATCGGACTTTCTGCCCCCGTGGGCTTTCGGTGTGGATGTGGCCCGCTCCTGCGGCGACATCGGTGCCACAAACGGCGCACTGCCCCGCCTTTCGGTTCGGTGGTCGGGTCGATGTCGGCACGGTTGGCGCAGGGGTCGGTTCAGGCGTTGGTTCAGGCGTTGGCGTTTGAGGCACTGCGGGAACATCGGCGGCGGTCAAGCGAACCTTTGCGCAGGCTTCGCAATGCGGCTTGTTCTGCGAGTAGCCCGAAGCGGGGAGCATGGCCTTGATGTCTCCCGATTCAATGCCGTTCATGCAACCTGCGCAGGCTATCGTTTTTCGGCCCGATTCATGGCGGCGAATCTTGACCCCGTGCTTCTTTGCGCCGTCTTTGGCCCACTGCGGCATAGGTTGCCGGGTCGCACCGATGAGGGCCAAACCGGACCACTGCGGCGCAAAAGTCGCAAAAATCAGACCGACCACGGCGGCGCATAGAAGCGGCGCATAGGCTCGCAGTCCTTCGCTTTCGGTGAAGCAATCAATGCACTGCGCCGGTCTTAGCGTCGTATCAACGGCGAAACCGTCGTTTTGATGAACGCCACAAACGGCGCACTGCGGCTCAATTCGGGCATCTCGCCATTCGGCAAGGGCCACAAACGGCGCACTAACGAACCGTCGAATCGCTACACTGCGAGCCTTCCGGCGTTCTTCCTTGATGAGCAACGGGATGACCCGATTCAAGGCACGGCGAACCCTTCGGCGTTGGCGGCGCTCGCTGAGAATCAAGCGGCGCTCATGGCGCTTGAGCGAATGACGCGACCAAACCCACGGACTGCGGCCCGGTTCGGCGTTGAAATTCACCTCCTCTGCCAAGTCCACCGTTTGACCCACGGCGGCGGGGTTGGTTGGGTGTCCTCCGAGAAGGACGGCCATCATCAGAGCGATGAGGGCGCAGGCTACTGTTTTCAACTTCATGTTTTGCATGTTGTATCTCCTGCCGTTGTCGGCGTTTCGCCTTTCTCATGGGGAGTATATCAACCGGGAATTGATGCAGGAGCGTTCAAGAACGGGTTTGATTGATATACTAAACCTTGCCCGCTCACGGTTTCATTTTTACACCGCTTTTCAACGACGCAAACGATGGGACGCAGTGCATCGTTTAGCACTTTGCGCAGTGCCGCAGTGCATCGGTTAAGGTCGGCCTAAATCGTCCAAAATCGGCACTTTCCGACAGGCTCGCAGTGTCCCGTTTGGAAATCCTAAACGGCGCACTGAAAGCCCGCTCCCCCCGAAAGTCGGCGGCGCAGACCGGACAACCGGGGCAAAATGGGGCGCAGTCCATCGAATAGACCACTTTCGGCGCACATCGGAAACCGACAGGCTCGCAGTCCCACGGTTTCCTTTTTGCACTGCGGCGCAGTCCATCGGTTTTGGGATTTGGCGCAAATCGGCTTTTTCCGGTTTCCGGCGCAGAAGTCGGCATTCTTCCCAAATCCGGCGAACCCCGCCGAATCGGGGAATGGCTCGCAGTGCGTCGTTTTGTCCGGTGGTGTGTCAAGCCGCCGAGGGGCCGCCGGTCAAGCAGTGCAACGGTTTCGGACGCAGTGCAACGGTTTCATTTGGCCTCCGCCCCGCAGTGCGTCGTTTTTGCGCTCGTTTTCCGGTTTCTGACGGACTCCTGAGCCACGGTTCGACGACCCTAAACGACACACTGCGGCCCTGTTTCGTCCTTCAATCGCCCCCTTTGCGCCGTTTGCTCAATTCCTGAAAATGGAAAGGGTGCTTCCGGTTTCCGGCGGCGTTGGGGTGATTCTTGAACGGATTGGTTCAACGGGGTCGACGGGTGGGGCGCAGTCCATCGGTTTCGGTCGGATTGTGCGCCGTTGGCTCAAGGTCGGCTCGCAGTCGTCGAAAAACGGGACACTGCGCCAATGGTGCAATCACTACACCGCCGCAGTCCATCGTTTAGACGGTTCAGGAGGACGAACCCACGGTCAAACGGCTCAATTTACGGCGCAAATTGGCTTTCGGTGCGTCGTTTAGCCTCCTTCACTATGCAACCCTTGGTTCAACAGTGCGCAACCCAACAGGCTCGCAGTCAAGCGTTTAGGGGGTCGGATTGGGTCGTTTCGGCGCAGGATTCGGCGCACTTTTTCACTATTGAACCGTTGGTTGGGTAGTCAAGGCCCGTTTCGACTTTGCGCAGAACGGTCTAAACGGGACACTGCGAGGCTAAAAAATTGTGCGCAGGTGGTCGCAATTTATGCGCAAAAGTCGCCAAAAGTATGCGTAGTCGCCGCCCCACGACACGCCAACCCCCGCAAATAATTTTCCGCAAAAAACTGGAAATAAGCGTTATATCACCAAAAACTGACATATTTTTTGTTAGAACGCTTATTTTTCTTTTGTTTTGCCGTATTCCACTGCGACATATCGGTTTGACCTGCTATCATGGGCGTTTCACGGTTCAGGCTGGACTTAAATTGGTCTATGGCGTGCGCTAAAGCCATCACAGTGTCGTTGTGTCGGCCTTTATCGGTGATGTCGCCGTCTTTCCAAGCGTGTGATTCCAATTCGTCAAGCAAAATTGACATAACTCGACGGGTTTCATCGTCGCCAAACGGGATTATGACTCGTTCTTGCTCAAACCACACACGAAGCCGGTTAAGAAGTCCTTGTTTGAGCGTTTTGTTGCTGACTTTGCTCATTTTGATGTCGAGCGTTAATCCTTCTTGCGATATGAGGGATTTGTATAGGCTTTGAAAGCCAGCCGATTCAAATGCGAATCTTGGCGATTTAAATGCGTCGTTGAAGTCTGCAATTTGCCGTATTTGCTTTGGAGGCGGGAAGTCGTTGCGCCGCCACATATTGACAATGTGGATATTGCCATCTGCGTCTTGTCGAAGCACAATCATTACTGAATAGTCCTGTCCGATACCGTGGCTTGGGTCAAAACCAATGACATAAGTGCCTTCGTGCAATTTTTTGTTTTGCAGTGTAGCATCCATGTTTAGGTTTTTGCGAGTCAAAGTCTGCGGAAACACGGCTGAATCATCATCCACTACTTTGCACAAGTATTCTTGCGCAAAGGCTAATTCGCCAATTGCTTGTTTTTGTTCAAGAAGAAAGTCAAGAGGGCGTTCACTTTCCCAAAGACATTCAGGTTTTACGCTTTCAGGGTCGTTTCTCCATTCATCATAATTTGTGATAGCGCCTTTTTGCCATGTTATCCATGATTCATTGTTTAGCATTTCAGTATGATACAGGTCATTCATGCTCATTGGCGTTCCAACACAATAAAGTGAGGTCTGCGGAGACAACATAGGCGTTAATTTTTTGCGAAACCACTGTTGAACAACATCATAGGACATATCGTTTTGGTCGTCCAGCACATCGTCAAGAGCAATAGCGGCAGGGTGTTCACCACGAATACCCGAACCAACCGAGGTTGCTTTAATCCAAGCACCATTTGTTAATCGCAACTCAAAGCGATTTCCTTTTGTAGTGTCAATCATGCGGGACAATTCGGGATGCCTTTTAAGGTCTTGCCTAATTTCTTCTAAACGGTTGATAGCCAAGTCTTTGTTTGCCGAAAAAAGCCAAATGGTGAACGGTTTGTTGCGCCACTTTTCAAAAAGCAATTGATGAAGAATTTTTACACGCAAGGTTGTGGACTTGCTATGGTCGCGAGGTGCGATAATGCAAACACGGTGAACCTGTCGGTCGCCCCGGTCGCCGTAAAGGTGAAGCCAATCACCGATATGGTCGCCCCATTTGTAGCCAAGCCATTCATAAAAGTGCTGAATGTCGTATTTGCTACGCTCAAGGTGAAATGTCGTCATCAATCGCATGATTATCACTTTCTTCCATCTGACTTTTAAAGAAGGGGATTCCGCACCATTCCATAAGAGCAAGTGTCATTGGTTCAATTTCTTGACGCTCAAGCATAATAGAGATAATGCTATCGCCTGTAAAAATGTTCATCGAAAGAAAATCACCGCCTGCATCAAGCAAACGAATGTCTTTTTCATTACTCGTCCAAATAGGCATTTGCATCACGACCATTTAGTGCATTTAACATTCGCAAACCATGTCTTAAGTCCGTAAAGGCTTGAATATCACGGGTTTTAGGGTCAAGAATAACCATCGGACTTGTTGGACGCTCACGGGGGAACCCGCACATTTCACCGAAGGTATCAATGATTTTATATGCGCCCGGTCGAACAGACCATCGTTCAACGCCATGTCGGGTAAAAGGAACAACGGAAGGTGTGTGATGATGTCCGATAACGCCAATATCAAAGTCGCATTCGCCATCGTCCCACATTTTCTTGACAACTCGGCTTGGGTCAAGGTTTGAATTGCCTCGTCGCTTATGTCGAATAGATAGGTGGTATGCAACCTTTCCGTGAACCAAACGGATATTTAATTCATGTTGATGATACAAAACGCCGTTTTCTTCAACCATTTTCTTAAGTGGGTCATAATCAGTCATACCCGAAGTCCAAAGGTCGTGGTTGCCTGCTACAACGGCCATAAGTGAAGATGCGCTCATGTTAATGTAATGTTCGCAAAGTCGCCATTGAATTGATGGAGGAATGCGTGCTTTCATGGCTGGTCGTGGTTTATCAATGATAAAGTTGTCTATGTAGTCGCCAGCATGAATCACATAGCAGTCGGGATGATTTACAATTAACTCCGTGTCTTTTCGCAAACGCTCATGGTCGCAAAATGAATTGCCGATGTGTTGGTCGCTTTGGAAAGCGATGCCAATGTATCTATCACTGTTGCTAATGTGAATTGTTGCCCATCGTGCATCCTCTGTTGCTTCAATGGCCTTTTTGGATTGTGCTTCAATGGTCGCCCACAAATCTTCAATGGACTGAGATTCTTTTTTCAGTTGATTGACGATAAAATCAGGATTCTTAAATTCGGTGATTGCGTTTCTTTCATGTGCGCGAGTTATGCGGTGCGTCCAACCAGCAACGCTAATTTCAGGGAATCGTCGATTAAGAATGCGTGCTAATCCAATGGTTTCTCCATCCCACACTTTAGGTATGTGTGCGTCATAGTCAATCTTTTCAACGGTTGGGAAAAAGTCAGGGTTTTCATGTGCAATAAGTCGCAAACGATAACGGTTTGCTTCAATGCTTAAGGATTCAATGACAGTTGCCATGTGCCGAGCAAAACCTGCCATGTTTCCTTTGTAGTGTCCGATTTCCGCACGAACCGCTTCCATGTAGTCGTCTTTTTCCATGTTGATAGCATAGAGCGTTTTCCTTTATTAAGGGTCGCTTTCGTTAATTCTTTCAACGGCCTAAAAATAATTCAGAAAGAATAAAATGCGATACTGCTCTAAAGTTTGATTTATTTTTTATTATGTTGTAAGGTATTCAAAATTATTCTGTTTTTTTTCTAAAACACCTTATACATAAAAAAGAATAATGACGATTCGCTATACTGCGTCCGTTTAATTATTTCTCAATTCTTTTTTTCGTCTTGAAAGAATTGCTTTTGCCACGAAAAAATAGAAGCCCAATTCTAAAATCACCAGCAAAAAAATAGAGAAGGCTTCAAATATCATCCGTGTCATAAAGAAAAAAGCCGTTTTGTTTTAAATACATGACGGGGGAATACCTTGATAAGACAAAGACAGGTATTAAGCAGTTATGGCTCGTTTTTCTCTTTTTGGACGGCGTAAAAACGAACCTGCCGAACAAGGTGTTGTCTTTTTGACAAGCGAAGATGTGCGTCATAGTGTGCAACACCGCACGCCTTTTCAATTGATGGCTGGTATGTCTGACATTGTTCGTGAAACCAACACACTGCGAGATGATACCAATTTTGACAACGACTTTTACCTCTTCGATGAAATGCTCAAACTTGACCCTGAATTGAACGGGGCAGTCCGTGCAGTTGCGCTTACAGCAAATAACTACACCATCAATTATAGGAACGCACGCAACGCACGCATACGCAACGCTATTCAAGACCTAATTCAGCGTATTGACTTTGATGACATTCTTATCAACACAATGCGCAACCTACAAGTGTATGGGAATGACATCAATAAATTGGTTGGGACTTCCCGTGAAGGCATCACCGATGTTCAAAACCTTCCAATTGCTCAAATCACCATTCTTGACGACCGAGGAAAAAACGACACCACTGATGAAAACGACCCTGTTATCACTGCCGAGCGATATTTTCTTCGAGAAGGCGAAACAACCGAGCAAGAGTTTCCTGCCGATGAAATCCTGCATGTGCGAATGGATTATCGCAGTCATTGGTTCACAGACAACGAAGCCCGTGTGACATACGGTATTTGGGGTTCATCCCGTTTTACTTCGCTTAAGCAGGCTATTCGTGCAAAATATAATAGCATCAACAACCGAATAGCCCTTGAGGATGCTATGACAAAGCAATACATCACTATTGATATGAAAGCCGTCGAACACATCACCAATCCCGATGAACAACGAACACGGCTTTTGCATATTATGAATCAAGTCATTGAAACAATGGAGAACCTGCGTGGCGACCAAGTGCCAATTTTCCCTGAATATGTGAAAATCCAACACATAGACCAGCGAAGTGCTTTGCCGGATTCATCTTCATTCCTTGATAACATCAACGCCGATATTGCCGCCGTTCTGCAAGTCCCACGGGTTGCCGCAGGCCAAGAGAAGGGAAGCACCTTTGCCGCCTCATACACGGCAAATCTATGGGCCGCAAACGCTATTCGCCGTATGCAAAGCATCCTTAAGCAGTCTGTTATGGATTTGTTTAGCCGACACTTGACACTTCTGCGCATAACGCACACAATGTCCGACCTTCCCGCTCTTGAGTTTGAGCCAATTGACGAGGAAACACGACTTAACAAAATGCAACGGGCTAACATTGGCTACAACGCAGGCATCCTTAGCCTTAATCAAGCACTTGAAATTGTTGGTGAGCCAACCGAAACAAACGGCGATGTGCGCAAAGAAGGTGGTTCTGCGCAAAATGGTGAATTGCCAAGAGAAAACAGTCAAGACGGCGCAACAAATATGAAAGAGGACGAACAGAATGACGAATGACCTTGATGATGTGTTGAGCCGTGACACAGACGGCAAACTGAATTGGGTTGTTGGCGCAATCACTGAAGTCCAAAATGATGTATCGACCATCAAAAACAACCACTTATTCCACATTGAAAAGGATATGGCACTACTGAAAAAAATCGTTGGGGGAATTGTGATTTTTTTAATCAGTGCATTTACAGGAATACAGGTGATGTAATATGGCGCATAAAGACTCCGTGAACGACCGCATGATTAAATGGACGGCCCTGCCAGCAGTATATTTGTGGCTTGCGGCAAGTGGCGCAGTAGTGGCTATGGGTATCGCCAAGCCCGATGTTGTTCTTGAAAACATTGAAGGTTTTATCGCCCTTATCGCAATTATAGGTGGAACGGCACAGCCAGCCTTCGCAACTATGCTTGAGTTGTGGAAACAAGAGCAACAGACTGAAACAGAATTGCACCCATCTGTTATTGAATCCCAAACCCGTGTTATGGAAGCCCGTGCAGAATTAGAGCGTCAAATGGCTCTTAAGGCTCAAGAACATAAACACATTATGGATGCCGAAGAACGCCGAGCAAAAATACAGTTGGTTGCAGAAGGAAAGGCAGTTTTTAAGAAAAAGGACAGTGAGTAAAAATGACCGACAAAGAAACCGTCGAGGCTCTGCAATATGGGCGACCGGGCAAAAATGACCCACGCAAAACTCCCGCCAAGCCAAGTGAACGGCGCAAAGGCTCAAAGAAAAACAAACCGGGTTCTGCAAAGAAACCAAATAAGAGTATCAAGGTTAGCAAGGAAACGGAAGCCCGTTTGCGCAAAATGATGACTGAACACAACAAAAAGGTTTCCGCTAAAGGAAAAGGCTCAAAGGCCAGCATGGGTCGTCTAAAGTCTGTTTATCGTCGTGGTGCTGGTGCATTCTCTCGAAGCCACGCACCGAATATGTCCCGTGGTGGTTGGGGTATCGCACGGGTAAAGGCTTTTCTTTATTTGCTACGCAACGGACGACCAAGCAACCCAAACTACAAACAGGATAATGACCTTCTTCCTAAATCGCATCCACGGGCAGAAGAAACCAATGAAGGATATGAAGATTGGGACGAGCAAGTGTTTGAGGCCGCAGAATATCAAGGTCGCAAAGTCAAATTAAACAAACCATTCCGAACACCCAAAGAATCAAAAAAGTTTGCCGTTTATACAAAAAACGAAAAAGGCACTGTTGTTATTGTGCGCTTTGGCGACCCTAACATGGAAATTAAGCGTGATGACCCACAACGGCGCAAAAACTTCCGAAGTCGTCATAACTGCGATAGTCCCGGCCCAAAGTGGAAAGCACGATATTGGTCGTGTAAAATGTGGGAACGAGGAAAATCTGTCACGGATTATACCAGTAGTGAAATTGATAAAACAAACAACTCTCATAAAAATGATATGGGCGATTGTGGTTGTGGATGCAACGATTGCGAAGATACTCTGCAAGCAGGCATGGAGGACTATATCTTTATGACACGCGAGGGTGCAGAAGCCAAATCCCGTGAAATTGGCTTTGGTGGTTCAATCCACACTGATAAAACCGCAGATGGCGTGACAATGTATTTTCCCGGCCCCGACGAAGAAACATTTCAACGCTGGTTTGACAAAAATGACTCCCATGACGCAAGCGAGAATGAAATGGGTCGTGATGTGTTCGACAACCCCGGCGAGGCTATGAGCCGTGCAAGAGAGGTTGGTTGTTCAGGTATGCACAGTCATACCCGTGATGGAAAGACTGTTTTTATGCCGTGCCGTAGTCACGAAGAATACGAGGATAAAATGACTGCTTCTTATTACGACGATGATGAAGAAGAAGTTATGGGCTACAATCAAAGCGAATGTGGCGTTGGAGAAGTTATGCGCAACGGAGAATGTATGCGTGTAGCAGTCACGCTTGATATTGATGACATTTCAGTGGATGATACTATCGTTGAAGCCAGCACGGGTCGTCAAGTTGTGCGTATTAGTGGTATCGCATTCCATAACGGTGTGAACAAAAACGGATGGGAATTGTCAAGAAAAGGCGCAGACCTTGCTGTTGAGCAAATGGTCGGCGGCGATTTGACGCTAAATCACCCAAAGGCTGAAATGGGTCGTTTCCGACGAAACATGGATGGCGGTGTCGATGAAGCAGTCGTCGGTATTGTTCGTGAAGCAAGCGTGCATGACCTTGCTGGCGGTGCTTGGGAAGTGCGGTTTAAGGCAGATGTTTTCCGAAGCGAATTGTTTGAGGCTCTTGAATCCGGTCTTTGGCTAAGGCAAGGGTATGGTGTATCTATTGGTGGAACAGGCGTTCCTGATGAAATGATTGAAGCCGCCGATGGAAAAACTATTATGTTGTTTGAAAGCAATTTTGAGTTTGACCATTTGGCTATTGTTCATCGTCCTGCTTATTCCGGCGCAAAGATTGAAAGCGTGGAAAAGGTAAATATGCAAAAATCAGAAGAAGCCTTTAATAGACAAAAGGACTCTTCCTCAAATATCGCAACGGAGAGAACACCCATGTCCGATGAAGAAATTATCATGGAAGCGTCCGAGGAAGTCGTCGCTGACGAAACCCCGGACTTTGCCGCCGAGATTGAAGCATTGAAGGCTTCCCTCGCCGCTAAGGAAGAAGAATTGAATACTATCAAAGCCGCAGAAGAAGCAAAGGCCGAAGAAGCCCGACTTGCTCTTGTGCAAAAAGCCTCCGATATGGGAATTGCAGGAATTGACGCTCTCCCATCCGAAACTCTCGAATCCATTATTGCTTCCTTTGAGGCTAAAATGGTTGTTGAAGAACCAGCAACGGAAGAACCTGTTAAGGAAATGAACCCCGTTGCATCTAACATGGGCGCTGAACCAGCAAAGGTTGAAGCATCCGAAGAAGCGGTTGTAGCAAACTATCTTAACCGCAAACTCCTAAAGACTCCACAAACGCTTTACGCAAAGGCTTGGAACGCATGGGCTAAGGGCTGGAATCAGACCCTTGGCGCATCTGAAGATAACATGCGCGCTCCTTCCTTTGAAGAAGCAAAGGAGAAAAACTTGATTTGAGGTGAAGAATATGACCGCATTAAATACCCCACGAAACGGAACATTGAAGGCTGGAAGCACAGTTAGCGGCATTGGCTATCTGTTGGCTCAAGACGGAACAAACACGCTCGACTTGAGCGCAGTCACCGAGGTTTGCCTTGGTGTGTCTGCTGATGAGTCCGAACGCGACGCAAGCGGCCTTGTCACGGGCGGCATGGTTTCCTTTTACCCTCTCGGCGGTATGCTGATGTGTGCTTCGGGAACGGGCATTACTTGGGCTTTGGGCGACACCGTGTATGTCGGTGCTGGCGGTCTTGCTACTGCTACGGCTGGCTCAAACAAGAAACTCGGCCTTTATGTGGGCGAGGGAACGACAACCACCGCCGATGGCGACCTTATTCCTGTGATGACTGCTGGTGCAGACATCGCTTGATGACAAAAACAAAAATTGAGGTGAAATGATATGAAACAAACACTTGAAGAAATCCTTACTGTTGAAGCCGCCGCAGGGCCATTCGGACAGGCCGATGCCGTCCTTGAACAAACTCTCCGAGACTTCATTGAATTGCAGTCCACCACTATTGCAGTCGGCACACAAGTTGTCGGTGTGCGCAGTGTTGGCTGGTTGGAGTTCACTTGGTATTCGGGCGCAGAAGGAACCTTCTCTTATCCCCTTGCCGACAACGCAACCGCCGACCCGACCAAGATTGGAACGGAAAACTATTCGGTTCACTTGAAGAAGGGTCAAGGCCGATGTATCTTCCTTGACTCCACCCTTCTTCGTGGCGAGTCCTTTGAGAACCTCGACCGACAACAAATGGCTATTGTGCGCAACCGTGCAACTGTCATTGACAACTTGATTATTGACGCTCTCTTGGATGGCGCAGGTCAAAGTGTTGTTGTTGCTGGTGGCTCGGAATGGGATTCGGCTTCTGCTGATGCCGAGGCAAACATTCTTTCCGCTATGGATAAAATCTTTGAGAACGGTCGTGTGTCGGGCAACGAGCCAATGGCTCTCATCGTCCCAACCAAGCACCGAAATGTTCTTTTGCAGACGACCCTTTACGGAAATGTCGTGGAGTCCCTTGAGGAACACCTCAAGCGCATGACGAACCTCACCATCTATTATAGTCGTGATTCTCTCCTTGACGACACCGCCCTTCTGTTGATTCCCGGCGCTGAAACTGCCGAGTTCTTCACTTACAACGGCGATGGCTTCATGGAAACGGAATTGACTCGAATCCCCGGTGTTGGCTATGATTGGATGCTTACGGGCTACATGGGCTGTGTCATTCACGAACACCAAGACGGTGCGGCTTCCGGCCTCTCAAACCGTATCTGCAAAATCACGAACATTACCGCTTGAGAATAGGCGGTGATTAAGTGAGCAGGGCTGACTTCTTGAAAGGCTACGCCGAGAACATTCTCGGTCGTTCTTTGACAGACAAAGAGGCTGAACAGGTTTGCGCAGAAACAAATCGGCGCAAAGTGCAAGACTTGTGCGCACAATTTGCGCAGAAGCCTAAGTCTAAGCCCAAAAAGAAGAAAGAAGTCCTTCCTGAACCAATTGACGAATCAATGGATGATTCAATTAAAGCAGTGGTGAATGATGATGAAGTCTAAGGCCGCAGTCGCAAAGGCTCTTAAGGAAAAGGGTATTCCAATCCCAAAGGAAGATTCCTTTTCTGCTATGATGCACAGACTCAATTCTTGGGAAGAAGGCAAAGGTTATCTGTTTCGCAGAATCAAGAGCCGATTTTATGCTCGCCAACAATTGCCTGTCGAAATACCTCTTGGAACAGTTATTTTTGTTCCTAACAGTGCCTTTGCACGCTCTCTAATTAAAACAGGCGCTATGTTCCCATTGGGCCGTGCTTTCTTTAATGAAAAAATCCATACTCTTATTGATGTGCCGCAGACCGAGGCTTATGAAGAACCAAAGGTTGAAAAAGCACCCGCACTAAAGAAAAAAACACCAAAGAAGAAGCAGTCAAAGAAAAAGGTGAAGAACAGTGGCGATAACGACAACGCAGATTCGTGATTTGCTTAATAGGCCGAGAGGCTTAAATGAAGCAACGATTAGTGAATACATTATTATTCGCACCGAAGAAGTGAATAAATCACGCCGTTCTTCGACGCTCTATGGCCTTGGTCTTGACGAAGGTGTTTCCGATACCCAAGCAGAATCAGCAATCAAGTTTCTCGTTTGCGTGGATTGTTTGCGAGTTATGATTGACACTATTCCTATGTATGTTCCCGAACCCGAACAACGGAGAACAGATATTCGGCTTTCAGCACAGTTAAAGTCTTTTGAAGCACAAGCCGAGAAACTGCTTTCGCAGGTTGCTGAAAGAGGGGGCAGTGCATTTGCCCTTGACTCAAGCAATTCTCGGATGGAAGATGTATGACGGACTACACATGGGCTGGAACGGTTTCAACCGATGCCTCCATCAATAATAATTGGATTCCCGTTGGAGTCCCGACTACGGGCGACAAAGCCATTTTTGATTCGTTGGGCAATCAAGACTGCGATTTCAATATAGCCGCACTTGATGAAATCGAAATCCAAGCAAATTATATTTATACAGTGGACTTCACAGTGAGCGTTTCTTTGAATGGTCTTAAGGTGAGCAAACCCGCATCTATTAAATCCACTATCCCTTCAACGCTTTCCTTTTCAGGAACGCCGCCCTATAAAAGCAATTCATGTTTCGTTGAAAACGGAACAAGCGAAAATGTGTTTTATGACATACCAAGCCGTGAAAATTTGTCTTATTCCCTTGTGCATTCGACAGGAACGCTTTATTTTGATACGGGGTATTATCCTTATGTCAAACTTGGCGGTTCTGCTTCGTTTAGTCCTCAATATGTTGCGCCAACCGTTGCAGATTCAACCGATGTTAATATGCTTCAATTGACTGTTGATTATGGAGTTTCAACATTTGCACCAGCGTCAAATACGCCAACCGACAACGATAAAGCAAAGCGATTTCTTCTAAGCGCAACCACTTCGGAAATTGCTATTGTTGATGGTTTTTCATCGTTTGACGGCGGCTATGCAACATGGGTATTTCAGGCAAAAAGTGGAGGTTTTTTGATTCCCACATCAAACCTTGTCGAATACAACAATTGCACATTTTCATTTTACAAAATGATAATTTCAGCAACAGATGATGGCGCAGGTGCATGGGCTAAAATCGCTCAAGGCGCACGACTACGCCTGAATGATTTTACCGTTGAAGTGGGTGCGTCTGTAAAGGGCGCAGGGCCGTCTGCAATCCATTTAATCAACCGACCGACCATCAAAGGCACTTGGGGCTTTTTCCCCGTCGCTGACGGCATCTATCACCACAAAGAAGGTGAATTGCTTGGTGTTGCAGATGGCGGAACAGGATTAACCAACATTCCCGAAACATACATTCCTTTTGGCGGAGAATCAAATGCACTTTCGACCTCTTCCCGATTGACATTTGATAACAACCTCAATGAATTAACGATTGATGGAAAATTGACGGTTTCAGGATTGATTGACCCAACAGGACTTGAATTGACTCCTGTTGCCGCAAACCCCGGTGGCGTAGCCGCTAACACCATTTGGGTGAATAGCGGCGATAACAACCGCCTATATTACGGTTCATCTCATATTAGCGGTGGCGGCGGCGGCGGAGGCGGAGGCGGCGGAGGCGGTGCTGAAACCGACCCTATATTTAGTGCATCTCCCGCCGCTTTAATTACAAACGCTGGCTCCGGCGATGTATCGCAAGGTGATACCGCCTTTGCTTGGGGCAACCACGCTGGCCTCTATGCTACGGCGGCTCAAGGTGCTTTAGCCGATACTGCCCTTCAATCAGTCTCCGATGTTGATATTTCAGCCTTAACTGCTAACACGGCAATTGCTGATGCTGACCTTCTTCTGCTTGACGATGGAGCAAACGGAACAAACCGCAAAATCACCTTTACCGAGGTCAAGGAGTGGATTCGGGGTGAGGGTATCAAGGTTGGCCGAAATGGTGGCGTGAACCAACTTCGCATTCGTGATTCAAGAGACGATGGAGATGTTGCGCCTAATGATTTTCAAGATAAAGCCGTGTCGTTCGACTTCACCGACGACATCGCAGGTTCAACAAATAGTTGGGATGCAGTTATGACCATGAAAGGCTGGTCGGACAATTATAGAGCATGGCAGATTTTTTCCGACGCTTCATCCTCTTCTCGTAGTGTGGATGAAACGCCGTTGTTCTTCCGTAGCGGAGAGGGCGATGTTCAAGCGACATGGGGCGAAACCAAGGAAATTCTTACCTTCGCCGGAACAGCCCCACGGGTGGACGGTGCGGCTAATCAAATCCTACAAACCGACGGTGCTGGAACCCTTTCATGGGTGGACTTGCCTGCTGGTGGCGGAGGAACGCCATCGGGTGCGGCTGGCTCTATCCAATTTAGCGACGGCTCGGCTTTTGATTCGGACGATGCAAACCTGCATTGGGATGATGCAAACAATCGTTTGGGTATCGGCACGAATACGCCCGAAAACACCATTCATGCTGTTGGCACAGGCAACTTCCCATTCCGATTTCAAGGAAACGGGGGAAATCTCCGTATAAACAATTTTGGTCACCTTCAAATTCAAAACGATAACTCAAGCCCAGTTGATGGGACGACAATTGACGCTCCACTATTTCAAATCGGACAGCGAGACGGAGGACAATTAGACATAGCATTCGGCAACTTAGCAGGCAACCACTTGGTTGCGGCTTCGGATGCTTTGCTTACGCTCAAGCGGGCCTCCAATAGCGCAACGGGAGCAAAGCAAATCGGCTTCTTAGGGGCTACGCCGGTATCACAACAGAGCGTAGTTAGCCCCGCAGCAGCAGGTTTCAATCCGGTTGGTGCAAGTGCCAACGAAGTAGCATTACAAACAAGCCTTGATTCAGTTATAGCAGCATTACAGGCTCTTGGATTATTTGCATGAGGTGAAAACATGGATAAATGGCTTGATGAATATGTGGAAAAAGTAATGGCGCAACAAATTGTGACAAACAGTATTTTTAAGAAAAAGGTGAAAAAAAAATGAGTAAGCGAAAAGGAAAAATTGTGTATCAGCCACCGGAAAGGTGCTACACTAATGTGAACATTGAAGAGACACCGCATGGCTACCGTCTATTTAGGGACGGCGAAAGCCATCATTTTACAGTTATCCCGTTATCAAAAGCGGTATCGGTGGACTATAAAGGAAGTGGAAAAAATGAATGAAGAATTGATGTTGGTTGCAGGGTTTGGTATTTTTGCAGTTGGGTTTGGTCTTAAACACTATCGGAAACTGCGCACAAAAGTCGAAGAAGCACTTGAAGATGGCGAATTGAGTCTTGATGAAGCACTTGATATTGTTCAATCTGTTGAGGAAACAATTGAAAAAATCAAATCCCTGCCTTCTCCTTCTGCTATGAAGCGTATGCGTAAAGACGAATTAAAAGCGTTGTGCGCAGAACACGGCATTGATGAAAAGGGAACAAAGGACGAAATTATCAAACGACTTAGGGAGGCTCTTGAATGACGCATTATTGTGAAGTTGCAGATGTTGGGTCAAGACTTTCTCTTGATAGTGCGCAACGCACACGAGCAGAAAATCGCATTGAGCGCCACATTCGGCAAGCCAGCATTGAAATTGACCAATGCTTTCTTGAATACGGACGGGACGAACCAAGTATCGCCCTCGCAGAAACAA